CCAAAACTTTAAATACTTTGTATTAATTTTTTAACATCATCCTCTAATTTTTTGCCAACAGAATTAGCATGGTTAATAACAGCAGCACATAAGTTTGCATGATACTTATATTCTTTTAATGCTTCTCTTATTTTAGCTACAGGTTTACCACCATAGTCTATAACAAGTGCATTGTTTTTATTTAAACCAATCTTTAGTTCAAATAAAAGACCTGTGTGTTTACTGATATCATTTTTTTGCATTGGTATCTACTGATTCTTGTTTAACAAAATCAGCCCCTATATTTTTATCTAATTGATTTAATGTTGCAAGCATATTCATAAGCTTAACAACTTCAGCATAGGGACGAGTCATTAAGTATCTCATAATGTCTGTCAATTGTACTGAACTTATTAGATAAGTTCTAGGGTTTTGGGGTGGTGTTTTACTCTTTGAATTGTTAGTCATGTATATCTCCTTTCATTATTTATCAAAGTGTTTAGTTATTGTTTTAAGGTTTTCCTCTGCATTAGATATTTTTGTTATTATCTTATCTAATTCAGTTAGAAACTGAGGATGCTCCCCAATTCCTACGGGATTGTTAAAGTATATTAAAGCAGTTGCTATCCCATCAGCAATGTCAGCTTTATATTTTTTTATTAAGGCATCAACAAGAGGGCTTCTAAAATCTGTGTTCATTAGTACCCCCTAAATTGATAGTATTTATCTTCTATTAAGTCTTCATCTAAAAGATAAGTGTTGTAATTACCTTCTTTATTATATTCTTTAATTGCATCTTGAATTGTTTGATTAACTGTACGACCTGCCTGTAAGCAACCACATACAAAATCTTCAACTTCAATTAATGCTTGTTTTACTGCACCCATTACTCTACCTCCTTTACTAGTCTATTTAAATACCATTGTGCTTTTTTTAAATCTTCCAATGGTTCACCTTTAAATTTATATCTTGAAACATATTTTAAAACATTACCTTTAAGATATCCATGATACTCATCATCTGTCATACAATCTTTTATAACATCAATGGTTTCTTTTTTACCTTTAAGGTAATGGGCTGGTGAGTTTACATTATCGTCTGCCATAACGTCTCCTTATAGTATTATACTGAATGGTTTCAAGATCATACTCTCCTTGATTAACATTTCTTTTAACAACTAATCCACTCCACCACATACGTTGTGTACTTCTAGCATATTCTTCTTTGTGATGCAAGTAACAACCAGCAGATAATCCTATAACTTTTTTACCCGAGGGTACTGTACACATAGAGTAATCAAATATATGACAATGACCTACTGTTGATGATACTTTATTTTTTAGTAGGAGAGCACGAGCAATATTGTCACCACTAATAGGCTTACCCATGATGCCAGTAGGATAGTTGTGGCAATAATATACACCATTAATAGCCAAGGGCTGTTGATAGGGAATAACTTCCCAACCATACTCTTTAAAGTTAAGGTCTTTTGTGCTAATTGTACCATCGAGTTCGGGAGTTTCATCTATTATTCTATCTATCCTATCTTCATGATTACCAAGAAGCATAATCTTTCTTGATCGTCTACCATTGAGACCTTTGTTAAACTTTTCTAATGCATTATGTGCATGGTCAATATCTTTTCGGTATCGTCTACCTTCAAAAGATTTCTTTCCTTTATCATAACTTGATAAAGAATCCATACTTGCAAAATCTCCCATGCAAATTATGGTATCAGGTTTTAATTCATGAGCAAGTTTTCCTGCCCATAAAAATCTATCGTTGCTTGCCTTCGGGGTGCAATGTGGATCACCCATTACTAAGTGCGTTGCCATTAATGTAACTCCTTTTTGCGTTTACGTTTTAAATATTCTAAAAAATCAATAATGTTTTCTGTATCATCTATGTTTGCTTTTTCATTTACTCCTCCATTTGCTTTTTTATATTTATCATCATCTGCAAATCCTTTTATACCTGCTAAAAAAGTAGTATGGGGATCTGCTGTTGCCATCTTTATCATGCCACGTGCTATCGTAGAACATAATTCATATTGATCATCTGTCATTTTTGTTTTACTATCCATTAAAATACCACAACTAAAACCTTTATCCCAAGGTGTTACAATAACTTTAATAGCATTTATAATATCAAATGTTTTTTTCATAATTAATTATATCTTTAGGTAAGGGTAAGAAATAGACCCCTCGAACTACTTCCCACCCAGTACAATTAAGCACCATCCTTTCTAGGATTATTTACTTCCGTATACCAAACCCACTTAGGGTTTTTACCTTGTGATTGCTGTTGTTGTAACAACTGCAATTTGCTTCCCCAACAAGGAAGTTTGTATGGGCAGAATCCGCATACTGTGCCCAAAATTTTATTACCTGTCTTCTTAGTTCTAAATGTTTCTTCAATCTCACTATAACATCTTTTAAAAGGAACATTATTTTTTAATGCATTGAAATTATCTTGTGCATCAGATAATGCTTTAACTTTATATTGTTCGTCAGCAAGTGGAGTTTCACATACTGTCCACTCACCTGTGGATTTATTAATTACAATCCATCCACCAAAGGGTAGCTTTTCACTTTCAGAATACAGATAACCTTGTGATACATATCCAAAAGCATCATCCTTAACTACCTCTTCAAAACCACCTGCTGTTCCAAATTTCTTTTCAAAGGAATAAGGTGACGCACTCTTAATATCCCAAATCTTCTTATCAATTTTAACATCAAATCGACCCTCGATTGTGGACTCATCGAACTTATGTTTAACATTTTTTTGCTCATCTTCTATAACTACTCCTGCTGATTTTAAAACAAAGATTGCTAATGCTTCAATTAAATCTCCAAAAGTATTTCGCATCTTCGCATTGTAAGGTTGACCTTCTCCTTTTACATTCTTTGCTTCCATTTGTAATTGGCATAGAGGTCTACCTATATTAGACATTCTCGCTTGAAACTTATCCCTGCGTTTCTCTGAAAACTGTTTTCTTAATGAAGCTTTACATGCCTCACCAAATTCTTCAACCAGTTTCTCAGAGATTTCGCCAGGATCTTTTGAGACCTTATCTAAATATAACTGTACTTTAGAGAGGATATCTGTCATTAGTTAGACAATACCTCCGCTGGATCTTCTACATTTGAAATCACAGTAGCTGAGTCAGCATCTTTTTTTGTATAGTTATTTTTCTTAGCATCGTTATAAAGAGCAACAACTTCAGTATTTTCCATGTTAATAACTTCTTGGAATTTACTTAGTGTTTCCATTTCCTCTTTAGACATTGTTAAGTTTGCATCAGCATTAACAGATATCTCGGGTGTGTAATATACATTACCACCTTTCTTCTGTCTTTTAGAATCAATTGAAAACGTACAAGTAAACATTAGTTTCTTACGTTTATTAATTTGATCTAACGCAGATCCTACAGGAGCAAAGGCTGTACCTGTGACTCTCCATAGACAAGGTAAATTAACTACTTCATGGTCTTCACCATTTGCTTTTTTACCTTTGAAAGATAAGACACCATAGAGTAATCTATAACATCTTATGGTTCTCTGTTCAGCTAACTGCTCGGGTGTTAGTGATGATCTTTCCTTAAAAGGAATCTTACCACACTTAGTACCACCCAGTATATCTATCGCTTCTTCTTTCCAGTTCTTGAAAATAATAGAACGATTTACATACTCACTTTTTTCAGGATCATAATGCATGTATTGCATTGCACTGATAAAAGGTCTGAAGGTAACAGGTTTACCAAAAACATTTTGACCTACACTTGAGTCGTAGGTAAATAAATGCCCAACAGGTAATTGATTCCCATCATCATCTTCAGGTGAACGATTAATTCCTAATCGAGGAATGTTTATTCCTTTATTAGATCCATCGTCCTGTCCAATAGCTTGCATAATTTGCTCATCAGACATATTGTTTATGTTTGCTATTTCATTTTTTTCCATATAGCCTCCTTATTGTTGTTTGTCTTATACCACATTTTAATAGATTTGTCAAGTCTAAATTAATAATAAATTAACAAGAATATAAATTAATAAACACGCTGTTAATATATTAAATACTACAGACACAACACTTTCTAACATACTCTAGTTTCTCCATTTGTAAACTCATAAGGTAATCCTTCCATACGAGCAAACCACATAAGATAACTTTGTAGTTCTTCATTATCATTTATAAAAAGTTTAGAGGGGGTGCCTTCACAATCTTCTTTTAATTGCTGAAGTCTATCATAAGCTTTCTCTTGCTCATCATCGCCCCAATCATCTATACCTTCATCAAGTATTGGTACTTCCATTTATCCTCCTATTATTAAAATGGTATGTCATCATTATTATCTTTTTTAGCTGATGCTAATGATAATGATACAGTGTAATAGCTAGTATTTTTTTCTTTTGTAGCTTCAGCTATATCATTATACTTCTCTGTAACCATACGTGCTTTCTCACTATCAGCTACTATCGACTCAATAGCAAAGAACGGATCGGTGTCACCCCCAAACTCACGCACTTTGATTATTAGATTTGTACTTCTCATGTATTATACCTCCTTTATATCTAACCAATTATATCCCATCTTGAGATCTGTGTCAAGTGGAACGTTAAAATTAATTCCGTAATACTCTTTCAATGCAGGTATTACAGAAGCCGTACCCTGTTTAAATATCTTACTCATTACAGCTTCTTCACCAGGATAAACATCAGCCACAATAGAATCATGAACTGTGTTAATAAG